GCCAGCATCTTCTCGGTCGGCTCGGTCATCGAGCTGCCGGTGCTCTTGTTCACGTCCTCGGCGCCGCCGTACCAGTGCTCGGGCACAGTGGCGCCGCCCAGGATGTGGTTGCGGATCAAGCGCGCGGCGTTTGCCGCGTCGTAGGCGTTCAGTGCAGGCGCCTCGGCCTTCCAGGTCTCGCCCTCGTTGTGGACCCGTACGCTGTTCGGGCGAGGCGCGGTGATCTTCTTGGCTCTTGCTTCCACCTCACCTGGCGTCGCGCCGGTGAGCGTCACATCCCACACGAAAGCGCGGACCGCGGCCGCCCGATCGATCTCGCCGTACAAGAACTGGTCATAGGCATCGAGCCAGTCCATCTGAGCCAGCAGGTCAGAGACGCCGCGTGTCGCGCTGCTGAGCTCGTTGATGCGGAAGTAGAAGCAGTCGCCGTCGGTGAAGGTCGCGCGGATCTGCTGCGTGCGCTCATCGAAGGCCGACTCCGGCACGTTGACGATGATCCGATATCGCCGGGCGCGGCCTTTGCGGTCCTTCTTGGTGACGATGCCGATCGGCTGTTCCTGATTCTCCGGGTCGGTCACGACCGTGGCGATCTTGGCCGGGTCCAAGTAGCCCAGCCGCACCGCGCCGGTCGCGGCGCTGCGGAACACCGGCCAGCACTGCTCGCCGAACATCGACAGCTCGCGCACGCGCTTGGGCAGCTTGATGTCCCACGCGTTCAGGCCGTCCTTCCAGTGTCGATCGAGCGCGCCCTGCGCGTCCTCATCGTCGACTTTCCACGAAACGCCCTTTGCCAGCAGATAAGCCAGCGGCAGCTCGATCAGCCGGTTCGCCACCAGGTTGGTCTGCCACAGGTAGTGGGCGAGTCGCTGCATGCGCTCGTGGGTCATGGGCGCGAGGTCGCGCTTGCCGTCCCCGGTGAGCCTGCGCCAGCTGTCCTCATCGTCGTCGATGGCAGCGCCTGCCGCCTCGCGCAGTGGCTGCACGGCGTCGGTCGGCTCCGACCAGGGCAACCACGATTTCAGGGTGTCGAGCAGGCCCATCGGTGTTTCTCCTGCCCGGAGCCGGTCCAAACCGGCCGCGGGACTTTTTTTGGGTTTTGCTGGCCGCAGGGAACGCCCTTACGCGCCCCGTCGCAGCGGTGAGGGGGGCGAATCGCCGCCCAGGGCCGTTTCGCGCCGACCGAACATTTGCGGCCGAAAGCGCCCGCGCATGCCCTCGGGCAGCTGGTCTTCGGCGCGTGCTTCGACGGTCTCTCCGGCAGCCGGCTGCGTCTCCTGTCGCGCGGCGGCCCACACCAGCACACCGGCCACGGCGGCATCGCCGTGGCGATCGCCACCATCGCTGCCACGAGTGCGGGCGTCGCTCACGCGTGGCGTGCCAGCGACCAGCACCACGTTGCGGTGGTCGGCGATCCAGTCCTCATCGCCGAAGGTGACGATCTCGCCGTCCTGGTAGGCCTGGTGGTAGCGCGGGAACCAGGTGTCGTACCACTTCCCCGTGAGCATCACGCACTCGACGCGCGCGGCTCCGAGCTTCTGCATGGCTGCCTCGGCGTGGCTCTGCCCATTGCCGCGGGCGTCGAACTTGGCGTGGTGGAACAGCGGCAAGTGGTCGAACAGCCAGAAGGTGATGTGGCGCTGGCAGTCGAAGGGGATGTTGCGCAGCTCCACGCGCAGCGGCGTGCGCCAGGCGCGGCCCACCGCCTCGGGCTGGCCAATGACGATGACCGACAGGTCGCCACTGCGACCGAAGTCCTGACCGAGCACGGTGCGGCGATCGCGCGGCAGCGCCTCGACCACAGGCCGCAGATGCTCGTCGATCCATCGCTGCGTGACCGCCATGCGCTCGGGGTCGAGCACGAACTCGGCAGGCTTCGAGAAACGCAGCACCGGCAGCTCGGGCTCGGCGCACTTCTCCAGCAATAGGCGGCTGAAGTAAACGCCGCTGCCGCGCTTGGGGATGCACTCCAGCTCTTCGTTTGCCGACTCGACGTTGGGGTACTGCCCGCGCACGTCCTCGACGAAGGCGGCCTCGGCCTCCGCCGACCACGGCTTCTTGGTGACGAGGCAGATGCGGCGGTATAGGCCTTGCGCTACGGCCTCGCTGAAGCGCACCCGGTGGTGCGACCACCCGAGCTTGCCCTCGATGCAGCGCTTCACGTACTCGTTGAAGGGGTTGTCTTCGCCGTTGTGCGTGCCGCCGATGCTGATGCGGCCGCCCCAGATGCGGTAGGCCAAAGCGCCGTCGATCACGGCGGACAGCCGCATGTGGTGGCCCGCCTCGTCAATGCGCGCGTGTCCCTGGCGGCCGCGCCAGTTGTGCGGCATGGCGCTCAGCGCCTCGATCTTGCGGCCGCTGGCGAACTTGATCTTGTAGGTGACGATGTCGTGCTTCTCGTCGTCGATCACGACGGACTCATAGCCCACGTCGACCTCAGAGCAGATCTGGTTGTACCAGCGCGCGAAGGTCGCGCAGTCGCCGATGAACTCGGCGGCCATGCCCTGGTTGTAGCCCATGTAGAACTGGTCCATGCCGCCGTTGGCGCGCGCCGCCTCCAGCGCCGCCTCGGCGGCCCAGGCGCCCCAGGTGAAGCCCACCCGGCGGCCCTTGTCGCAGATGCGTACCACCGCGTCGTCCAGGTGCCAGCGCACCTGATAGGGCAGCAGGATGTGTGGCACGCGGTCGGCGGTGAGCGCGCCCAGGCGGGCGCCCGAGCGATCGCGCTGGCGGTCCTCGACAAGCTGCAAGGCTTCGTCGCGTTCGGCCGGGGTCATTTCTTGACGCCCAGGAACTTCTCGCGGATTGCTTCCCACTGCTCGTCGGTCAGGCCCTTCTCACGGGCCACGCTCTCGGCGGCCTTGGCCTGGCGCTTCAGCGCCACCTGTTCCGCGGAGAGCCTGCGCTTCAGGCTGGACGCGTCGGAGACCTCGATGTGGTTCAGCGCCTTGGCCGCCAGCATCAGCTCCATGGCCGACACCGGCGTCGCGTCTTTCTCGCCAGCCTCGACGGCATCCATCTTGTTGCGGGCGTCCGCGACCACGCGGATCGCGAGCGTCTTCAACATCTCGCTGAGCAGGACACCCACATCGCCCTCGGGGTTCTCGCCGAGCTGTTTGACCCACAGGCCCGCAATCTCCTGCGCCTTGCGGTGCTCGCTGAGCTCCTCGCGCGCGTTCTTGAGCCAACGGCCCATGGCCGACTTGCTGACCTGGCCGCCGGCCGCGCTGACGTTCTCCACGGCCGTCTCAATGGTGGCAGCAGGGTCGCGCGCGGCGCGCTCAGCCGCCTTGCGGGCGGCGGGCGGCTGCTTGTCGATCGAGCTCTTGCGGCCCACGGGCGTCAGTCCTCGATCAGCTCGATGCCGGGGAAGTCGAGGTTGCCGGTCACCACGGCAAGACCCCGTTCCGTGATCGACAGCAGCTCGACACCGGCGATCACGCGGCGTTCGATCAGCTCGTAGCGGTGCAGCCACGACACGTCGATATCAATGGTGTCGGGGTCGGCCTTGTAGCCCCAGCCATTCAGCGTGGTCCGCAGCAGAGGCACGCTCATGCCGTTCTTGTTGGCGTCGCGCAGCAGCGCCAGCAGGCGGCCGCGGCGGTAGGGGGTCTGTTTCGCGATCAGGCTCATGGGGCGCTCCTGTGGTGGGCGGTCTGCAGAATGCGGAGCTGCTCGCGCAGCATTCGGGCCACTTCGGTCAGCTCGCCGCGCATCTCGGCCTGGCTCTCGGCCAGCCGGTTGGTCTTGGAGTAGAGGTGCTCAAGGTCGCTGCGCTGCAGGGCGTGCTTGCCTTGCGCCTGCTGCCGCTCTTCCATGCGGCCGAGCAGCTCCCGTACGTCGCTGACTTCGGACTGCACGTCTTCGAGTTGGGTGCCCATGTCGCGCAGCTCCTGGTCCAAGTGCTGACGCACCGCGGCGTCGCCAGCCTCCATCTTTCTCGCGAGCTCGGTGGGGCGCTGCTGGCTCCACAGCACCACCACGACGACGGTGCAGATCAGCGAGCACAGCACGCACACTGCCACGGCACCCAGCACCAGGCCCTCAGACACGTCGGCCTCCGATGCGGGCCTGGAGGTCCGCCACCCGAGCACACTCGGCGCAGGTCTCCGTGCCGCCCAGTACCCGAATGCGGTCGAGCTCGATCGGCGCCGCGCACTCCACGCACAGACCATCGGCCGGCGTCTCAGCGCGTGCGCGCATCGCGTGATTGCGCAGCGCGATGTCGCGGTTCAACTGCTCGTGCAGCTGCCCGCGCTCGATGTCATCCATGCCTGTCCCCTGCTACTGCTGCCACCAGGCGTCAATGCCCGTCGCGCTCACTACCCGCGCCCAACCCGCCAGCTCGCGCTGACGGCGCGCGCAGTCGTCCAGGATCTCCATCGACTCGACGTGGTTCGTCACCAGCGCCCGCATGCTGCTGTCCGTGGCCGGCGGCGGGCGCAGGCAGGGCGCCAGCAGCTCGGGGCTCGGCGCTGGTGGACGCAGGGCCTGCGTTCGCCGCATTCCACAGCCCGAGGCCCAGAGGATCGAGAGCGCAATCGTCATCGCCAGGCAGTGCGAGCCACGCCGCCAGCCGCTGGCGCTGCTCCAGTCGGAATGCCTCGGCCGCACGCCGCTCCTGCCGGGCGCGCTCAGTGACCTGGCGCAGTTCGTCGAGCTGCTGCAGCTGTGCATCGAAAAGCTCCTGAAGGTCCTGCAGGTCCACCCGGTTCTCGTGCCAGCCGCGCACCTGCCACCCGGCCGTGAAAAGAAGCGCGGCCGCCAGGGCCGCGAGCGCCACCCATGCCGCGATCGTCTTCATGCGCACACCGGCCGGCCGGGCCAGCCCGCAGCGAGGTAGAGGGGTTCCAGCGTCAGCAGGATGCGGCGCACGTAACCGCGGTTCTCGGTGATCGCCCAGCGGGCACGGGTGCTGTGATGCTCGACATGGTCGAACCAGATCAGCGGGTCGCGCCCGTGGCGCTCGGCCAAGGCCTTGTCGCGCGACACCCAACCGAGCCCGCCGTTGTAGGCCGACAGCGCGAACGCCCAGCGCTGGCAGTCATCGGCACCTGCCACGCGGCGCAGCAGCCAGCGGTCGTAGCAGACCGCCGCGCGCATCGACCAATTCGGGTCCCACACGTCGGGCGGCCCGAGCGTTGGGCACACCGAGGGAATCCACTCGGCGGTGGCCGGCGTGAACTGGGTGAGCCCCTGCGCGTACGGGCTGGCCGCGGCAGGGTTCCACAGCGATTCCTGGTGCACCTGAGCGGCGATGCGCGCGGTGTTGTCCAAGCTGCCGAACTGCGCGGCCACCTCGCGCTCCAGCTTGATTCGGTACAGCACAGATCGCGCGGGGATGCTGGGCCGAACGCCCTCGGGTACCGCAACCGGCGGGGTCGCCGAAGCAACCGCGACGATCAAGGCCATCAACATGAAGGCGAGCAGGCGCTTCACTGGATCAAGCCCGCGGCCAGGATGGCGGCCGACACGATGAAGGCGCGACGCTTCTCGGCGGCCATGCGCTCGATGTCGCGCAAGTGCGAGGGCCGGGAGCGTGGATGCAGCAGCCTGTCGATCCAGTAGCCCAAGTAGGCCAGGGCCGCCACCTTGCAGATCAGCCAGGCGAAGATGCCCAGCTTGGCCGCGTTGTAGACCTCAGGCGCGGTGGTCGAGGTGATCGAGTTCGGCGTGGTGATCAGCCACAGGCTGGCGATGCACACCACCAGCAGCGGCCACAGGCGGAACAGACCGGCCAGCCAGGCGAGCACACTGGCGAACAGGGCGAGCTTCGGGGTGGGGCGCTGAGTGTTCATGCCGGCGATGCTGCCGGCGACCCCGTTGCGGGGCTTTTAGCGTGTGCTACAGCGGCCCTTGCGGGCCGCCTTTAGTCCGGAGTCCAGTAACTGATCACA